ATGTAAAAGTTTTACCAGTATCCGCATTAGCTACTGTGTAGTTTGCTTGTTTTTCTTCTAGATTGAATCCAGTTACACCTGCTTCGTTGAATTTACCTTGCAGAACTGGTCCTCTAAATAGTGTTTGTGCCATGATTATATCCTCCTAGTTTTAGCGAATACTGTCTCTAGGCCGTCGACTATACTCGTCAGTATTCTAATTAATTGTATAGTGATGTAAATATACTCTTCTTTTGAGTAGAGCGCAAGAGGTTCTGTAGTGAAAGTGATCTTTCTGAAATGTAGCTTTTTATTAAGTAGCTACTGAAACTTCTGGGGCAGCATCATTAACTCTATTTTGCATTTGCTCTTTTTGAGCTTCTGCTAATTTAATATGGCTAATTACTTCTCTGACTTTTCTGTCAATCTTAACCATATCTAGGGTATATTTACCCGACGCTAGGTGCTCCTGTTCCCAGTTCAACTCCAAGGACCTTTTTTGATTGTAAAGGTCGTTCAAGTGTGCTTGCATCCTTAACCTCCTCATAGGTTATTATTTTACGTCTTTTGTCGTAAAATCCTGTTTCGTCCCATTTTATATCAGAATCTCCCAATCTGTCAACTATTGATTTTTCTATTGATTCTGTTGTGTCTTCTGCCTGGACTTTGAATTGTGTAAAATATCCGTATGCAATTATTCTTATATTGAAGTTTTTCATTATACCTTTTGTCTATTGTAAATGAGGCGGTTTTAAGGCCGCCTCATTAATTTAATTAAGATTACGCTCCTGGTGAGCCGAAAATACCTCTAGGGTCAGAAAAGCCGAAGCTGTATCTTTCTCTAGCTTTGTATCTTACGTTACCAGTATCGAAGTCACCTTCCATAGCTGTCTTAATTGGTGCTCTAACAAACATTTTCATGCCGTTAGGTACATCTGTCTTGATAAAGAACGCATCAGTGTCAGTTAGGTAATTGTTAACCACATAACCTTGTGGAACCATTCCCATAGATGCTAATGCATTGATATCATTGTCAGCTGTTCCAACTCTACCTTGAGATTTCATCAATCTCTCAGCAGTAAATTGAAGCGCAGAAGGAATAATCATTTTCATTCCTTTAGCCGCAATTTTAAGACCTCTTTCGTCAGTCATCGCAGCGATGTCTATCATAGACTGCTCCAATGATGTTTCGTTCAAATCAGCAGAAGTTGCTAATTCGTTCGAGAAAGATCCCGCTACCGTCGGGTGGTCATCAGCACATAATGCTTTTCCGTCGCCACCTTTGTTGTTAGCGTTGAATGCATTGTTTAGAACGTTTGCCGCTTTCACTTGTTTAGTGTTGGACATAGATCTAGCTAATGCTTTTGTATATCTAGACGCAAGTCTGTCATACAAGTTATCTTCAACTGCTTCTTCAGTGATTGCGAAAGCAAGTGCTATTGTTTCATGAGTGTATCTAGCTGTGAAAGTTTCTTGTGCATCGTCGAATGATACGCCTTGACCTTCTGCTTTAACCTGTGCGTTTCCAAATCCAGATAACATAACTTCTTCTTCAAAAGCTCTGTCTGAATTTTCTGTATCAAAGATTTCAGCGTGCTGATTCTCATATCTTTTATACTCCAGGCCAAATAAAGCATTTAAACCTGGTTCTAGTTCTTTAACTAGTTGTGATCGTGATATTGCCATAGTTTATCCTCCTTATATTCCTGTTGCCAAACTACCAACTAGGTACTGGTGTAAGTTGACTTTTACAACTAACGAACAGTGTGCTGATGTTTGTTCTGAGTTTTCAGGGTCTTCCGCTACTCTAACAACTCTTAATTGTTTAGCAGACGTTGCTGCTGAACCAATGTTAAGTGTTTCAGAAGATCTCCCGTTTGTACTGTCACCAGCTGATCCAGATGTTGCATAAGTCAAACCAATTTTAGATTGTCTTAATGCCACTGTTCCACCTAGTGTTGCGTTTGATGCAATGATGTACTCCTGAAAAGGATCATCATTGACAAATGCTGTGACGTCTTCGCTATTCGCTGGAGTTATTCCACCTGCATAGAAATTAGCAAAAGTTGGTTTTAAAGATGTTGCATCTGTGTAGAATACACCATTTAAAACTCCAACCATAGCCGTTCCTGCAGAAGCTGTTACGATATAACCACCTGTTGTAGCACTTATATCAACTTTTACTGGTTCTCCATTGAAGATAGCGTTAGCTTCACCTGCATCGATTTGATATTTAGACTGACCTTGAATAGCAGGTGTATTTCCTACTCTCATAGCTGGTCTTAAACCAAATCCTTGTGTGTTTTTATTTGCCATAGTTTATCTCCTTTTGTTCACGACACATGCCGTGAACGGCTGTTTATTATTTCAGTGATTTTAGAAATCGTTAAAAGATTAACTTTTCTTAGTACCACCGAAGGTTACACGAGTCTGCCTTTCACTATCGATAGGCATACTTGGATGCTGTTCCTTTAGAAGATCGTTGTTTACTGCTTCGTCTCTAGCTTCAGTTTGCTTATTGAAGTAGTCTTCACGAGCTTTTGCGATCTCTTCTGGTATCCTAGCCAGCAATAGGCCGCCAACCCCTATGACTCCTGCATATTTACCGTCTTTGACAGTTGGATAGTCAGTTCCTGGATATTGGTCTGCTCTCACGAGTTCCCATCCGGATCTGATCTTGCCTGACATGTTTTGACTATCGTCAAAACCCATTGTCTCAGCTCTTATCCATCTGTGCCTAAAACCGTCTGGCGCAGGTGGTGCATCTAAAGATGACGGGGGAGTCCAAGTAGTAGGTCTTTTAACCTTATCTCTTGTCTGACTCGCGCGATGAGTTTTTATGTTTTCGTTTTTCATGTTACGCCTCCTTCGCGATTAATTGTTTTGCGTACTCTTCAAGTGGCACACCTAATCTTTTAGCGATTGCCGTTTGTGATGGTGTGAGTTTCACAGTTTTTCTGCGACCTGTAACGCTTGGTCGTTTAGCTGATGCTACATTCTGAGTTGGTTTAACAACTTTTTCTGTAGAACCATCCATCTTATCAAATTTATTTGGAAATTCAACCCTCATTCTTTTGTCTATTTCCGTATAATATTCGTCAGATGAAGGGTCGAAACCTTCCTTCTCTACGAGTGTTTTATGCATGTCAAATGCAGTATAAGTCATTGCAGAATCATTACCAAACCAGCTATTTTTAGCTGCCCAAGACTCAGCTTTAGGATCAGTTCTAACAGGTTGTGTAGTCTGTTGAGGATTTACATTAACTTGTTTTTCCTGTTTTGGTTCTTGTTCTTTCAATGTTTTAAGAGAAGCTAATCTAACTGCATCTGCATTTAGACTTGCCATTTGTTCTTGAGCTTTAACTTGAGCATCAACATCTCCTGCTTCAATTGCACTTCTCAATGCAACTCTTGCAGCTTCCATGTTGGTTTTTACTCTAGATTCAAACTCAGAAACATAAGACTTATCAAGCTTAGAAAATTTAGATTGCAATGAATCTCTTTCTTCTTTAGCTACTTTTGCATATTGTATTGCTTCTTCTTTTTGTCTTTCTGCTTCACGCATTTTACGAGTTAGTTTAGCAATACGTTTTTGAACGCCTTCGCTATATTTTTCTAACTCTTCTTTTTTCTCTTCTTCTTTTGTTTCTTCTTTGACCTCAGGTTCAACAGGAGTTTCTTCTACCTGTTCAACTGTGATCTCTTCCTTCTCAGCGGATGTTTGCTCTTCCGGTTTTTTATCCAGATCAACAATGGCACCTTCTTCTTCGCCTACGTCAACCATGGGTTCTTTTTTCTTTTCTTCTTCTGGCATAGTTCCTTCCTATGTTAAATGTAATGAAGAATTGATTCAGGATCTTTAACAGTCCCTAACACTTCATCATCGTTTAGTATTCGCACCTCTCCACCTTCTATTGGTAATCTTGAACCCGCATAGCGAGCAAAAATTACCCAATCTCCTAATTTGCACCAAGGTTCATTAAATTTATCTTTGTCCTTGTATGCAAGATCACCCATCTTTAAAACATAACCACAATTTGTAGCTATTCTTGCTTTATCTAAAGATTCTTGGGCGTAAATAATTCCTCCTTTAGTTTTTTCTTTTGGTGTAAAAGGTAAAACTAAAAGTCTGTATCCTGTTGGATTTGGTAATTGATCTTTTTGACTTTCAACGTCTTCTGGGTCAAGTCTTTTAACTTCTGATTCTTCTTTTTTGTATTTATCTAATAATGCTGGTTTACTTTTTTGGATCTCGTCCTGAGATGTCGATGATTGTTCCTTGCTCATTTTTTTGCTCCTTTTCATTTAGCAGGTTAGAGATTTCCTGTAATGCCATTTGCGTGGCATGCGCTTGTCCTAGTAAATACTTGTATTTTTCCATATTGTCAACCCCATCCATCAAAGTATCTCCAATAGTTTGAAGTGACTTATGTAAATTTGTTCTTAACGTTTGTATTAACTCAAAACTGTCCATTCTCTTCTCTCTCTTTTTTTATTTCCTTTTGTTTATTGTATCACCTAATTTTTTTAAAACTTCGTCTGTTTTATCAAAAGTTTTATTTAATTTATCTTTAGCTGCTTTGTATTTTTGATCTATTTCAAATTTTTCAAAACTATCTTTTGCTTTTTTCGCTGTGGCTTTTACTTGTTTTACAGTTTTTGCACCCGCTACCTTAGCAAGTGGCTTAAGTACTTTGTAAACATTGTAATAATTAGACATTATGCTTTAGCTGTTTTAGCTGATCTTTTTAAAGCTGCTTCTGTAACAGTGGTATTTTTTTTAGATTTACTAGTACCTCTTTTTTTGGCTCTATTCATGTAATAGTAAAGACCTTTTTTAACTGTTCTACCATCTTTAGTCTTGTGGTAGCCTTTTTTTACAGATTTACCTTTTTTGTATCCTGCTCTCATCATTCCTCCATCTTTTTTAAAACCCATTTTGTTTCTTACTTCTGTAGGTAGGTTGGGTAAACCTTTGTTACCTGCAGGTATGTCTTTAAGTGGACCTCCACCCATAAATCTTCGTCTCATTATTTTTTGCCTCCGTTTCTAAATATCTGTGTGCCCTTTATACCAAAAATACTCGCAACTACAAGTATCCATAAGTTCGTAAACCAACTTGGTAGTGTAGAAAAATAATCAAAAAACAATTTTACTTTGTCCATAGCTTCCGGATCATCACTTATGACCGCCCAAGCGAGCACTACAATCGGAGCACTTAAAATTACCAACACAAATTCGTCTTTCCAGTCGTTTTGACGGGCTTCTAAAAGTTTGCCCTGGTAAGCTTCTTTTCCTTCGGCCATTTTTTGCGCATGCATGTGTTGTGCATCCGCCATAGCCATCTTAGTTTGTTGACGTTTCTTGTATATATGGCTTCCAGCTTGGAGAGCCATCTTTGCTAAGCTGAACCAAGCCATAATTAGAATAGTTTTGCGTTTCTTTTCTTTTCAGCTAACATTCCTCTTTGACCTTTAACAGGAAATGTTTGTGTTTCAGCAGGATTAGTAGCTTCAATCACAACACCACCAGTTTTAAAACCATCTTTGTTCAAAAACTGACTATGTTCGACTGCTACTTTGCCTTTTTCTTTTGCTTTTTTCATATTTTCTCCTTAATTTGTTATATACTAGTTTTTTGCGCCTTTGTCAGCCCCATTTTTTGCTGCATTAGACATAATTTGTTTAGTTAGCGATGTTTCAGCTCTTAATTCAGCTAAATCTTCGTTTTGTTCCATCTTATCTTCAGCAATTTCTTTTGCTTGCATTAATTTAGATGTATCTATATCAATTCTTGACTCATCATACTTACGTTTTCTTTCATTTTCCATTGCTCTTAAGTCAACTTCTCTAGATTTTAGTTTTAATAGAGGGTCTCCGTCCATTTGAGAAGTAATTTTGTTTTCTTCCTTAGTGTATTCAGCAGTCATCTCAGCAATTAAGATAGCTTTTCTTGCTTCTATCTTCTGATTTATAGCTTGTATCTGTTGTAGTATCTGTGGATTCTGTGCTGCCATCTGTGTCATCTGTTGTACTTGCATCATTTCTTGTGCAAATTCCATTTGTACTTGTTCTTGTGCCATTAAAGTTATGTGTTCAAGTATATTTTTTTGTATTGCAGCCATCATTGTTGGATTATTTCTAACCATATTTAAACCCATAAACGCTAAGTGAGAATCAATGTGTGCTTGATGATCTTGACCAGGAAATGCTTGGAATGGTTTCATACCCATTGCCATAATATGTTCCATACTTGGATCAACTGGTTGTGGTTGCATTGGTGGTGGTAAAATTCCATTTATATTTTTTACACCGATAGCTTCATACATAGATCTATATGCTTGATACATATTGTGCATAGTTGGATTTGATGTAGCTAATTGTAATTGTGTTTGAGCCATAGATATTCTTTGTGTCTGTGAAAATATATTTGGATCTGCAACAGGTAAAATATCTACTCTGTCATCAAAATCTTGTACCTTAACTGTTTTTGCTCCACCAGCAACATCATAAGGATACTCAGGTGGTAAGTAAGTTTTAAATACATCAGCTAATAATTTAAATTCTTGTTTTAAACCTACGTATAATCTTTTGTGAATAGCAGACATTGTTCTGCTTCCTCTTTCAAGTAATGCAACTGTTGTACCTACTGCAGCTCTTTGGTTTCCATCACCCACTTGCATATCAGCAATAGCAGCAAATCTTTGTCCTGCTCCTACAACTGTACCTAATAATTGTAAAAGGACCGCTGATGGTTCTTTGTATGGTAAAGTCATAAACTGATCTCTGATGTTTCCACCAGGAGCATCTACATCTCTAAACTCACCAGGTTGTAATGGTTGTGCATCGTCTCTTACTCTTATACCTCTTGATTTAAAACCAGCTGGCAGATTAGATAGCGTTCCCGCATCTAAGAGCTGTCTTAAAGCTGTGGTCGCTGTTCTTGACAGTCCACCTATCATGTGGATAAGACCAAAACCATAAAAACCTGTGCCAGGTAAAAATTTAAATTGCACAAAGTAATTTATTTTGTTTTTTCTTGCATCACCTTCTTGGTAGTTTCTTCTAATAGATAAAACTTTTCTAGAACCTTCTTCTATAGTTACAACATAAGGAAGTTTAATTCCTGTAGTCTCACCATCTTTCATATCTTCAAAACCCTCTAGATCTACGTTAACATGACACTCAATTATTGTGTACACATCATCTTGTTTTAATTGTTTAACACCTTCTAGCTCTTGTTCTTTTTTAGTTATTTCATCATTTTGCATATTAGGCGGTGTTAAATCTACATCTCTATAAAAACCTGATACTTGTTGTTTTCTCAAATCATTCTTAGACATTTTAATAATATGCATTACTGCTTCTGCATCATCTAAACTTGTAGCTGAGTAGGGTACTACCAAATCGTCGGCAGGTATAAATTTAGATACCGCCCTACCCAAAAGGTCATCGTAATAGACCTTTTTAAAAGTCGACCCACTTAGAGGGAGGTAAAATAACATTTGGTCGAACTCCGGCTCATATTCCTTCATCTGGTCCATGATTTGGTAATTCATAAAATCTTTTACACGATTAGATTGATCTTGTTTTTGTGGTGTTTGTAATCCTAAAATTTGTGTTCTTACCGGACCATCAGCTGGTAATAATTCTTTGTAAGCTTGTGCTTGAAATTGTGTAACTGCTTCTGCAAGAACTGGATGAGTAACACCAGCAGCACCTTTAAAAGGTTCTGTTCTTTGTGTGTATTTAAATCCTAAAAGATCTAAACCATTTCTATATGTGCTTTCCCAATCTTTTCTTGATGCTTTGTAATCTATATAATCATTCATTAGATTAGCTCCTAATGGATCTAAAATTGTATCATCTAAAAGATCTGCTAAATTTTGAAAATGTGTTTCTGATGCTTGTGGAATAATTGCATTAGGGTCAAAAGATACCTCAGCACCACCATCTAAAGTTTCTGTAACTTCAATGTCTTTTTGTGGTTCTACTGGAGTAGTTGTATCTACCTCAATTGTTTTTTGATCTTCAACCGTAACTTCTGGTTGATTTGGTAATGATTTATCTATCTCTGCCATTATTTCTCCCTAGGGTTATGTACCATAATATCTAAGATAATCCAAGCCTTGTGGTTGGGGTCCTTTTTTAGGTGGTATTGCATTTGGTTTTCTAATTCCTACTATTCCACCACCCATAAAACTTAATGCAAAAGGTTCTGGTTCTTTTTCTTCTTCAAATAAGTCAGATACACTAGTACCTCTTTCTTGAAAAAACAACTCTTTTTCAGCATCTAATTCTTCTTTAGATTTAGGTATTTCCATATCATCAATAAGTGTTGGCATTGTTTTAGCATAAGCTATATTAGCTTTTCTAGCTTCCATAAGCTCTGGGCTTGTTGCTTCCTTATATCTTGTTAAACTATCTTCTGCAAAAGTTGCAGGCTTATATGAAAATAATCTATTTTCTTTTTGACCAAAGTTTTCAAGTGTTCCTTTGTCTGTAGCTAAATAAGCTACATCTTCTAATGTTTTTGGTAAGTTATAAATATCTTGTAAAAATTTTTTACCTGTATATTTAGCTGCCTCTGTTCCTGATACTCCTTCACCCATAGCTTTAGAATAATCCATAGCAGCAAAAATTGGATCAACAACAACTGCTGCTTTACCAGCAAATCTTGCAATCTTTCCTCCTACTTTTAATACATTATCCATAGACCTTCTGACATTTGCAGGTATCGTTATTCCTGATTGAGAAAGATCTACAACTCCAGCAAAACTATTAAGAGTGAATCCTTTTGATTTTGCAAAATTTGATACATCTTTAAGATTTTTTTCTAAAAGAGATCGTAGTTGTTTAGGGTTTGATATTACTTCATCTGTGCTTGAAAATCTTATTTTACCATCTTTATCTGTCATAGACACACTATCTAAATAACCACCTGTTTTAGAACTAAAGTCATATTTTAAATTTTCCATTTTAGAAAATATTTTTTTCTTCTCATTTATGTTTGATGTCTTTTCATAAGCAGTCATAAGTTTTCTCATTGGAGAATCAAAATTTCTAAATTTAGCCTCATTAAATTTTCTAGGTGTAGGAGTTACTTTTATATATTCTACTTTATCTGCATAACCTGCATCTATAAAAGATTGAGGTATTTTATGTTCAAAAGTTATATTGTCTGCTATGTTTAATTTTTGTTTGGCTTTTGCCCAAAAATTTTGTTGAGCATCTTGCATAGCATCTGCTGCAAGTAAAAATTCTTTTTTATATTTAGGACCTACAACTCCAGATAAATAACGAATATGTTTTATAGTATCCATTCTTGGATTTCTAAATTGTTTTACTCTTTCATATATTTTTTCCCCTAGATCTGCAAATATAAGTCTGGATATTGGTCCATTGATTTGTTTGTCTATACCAAATTTTTTAAACAATGGTTTATTAAAAAACTGTCTAGCTTCATATCTAGTGTCCATAGGTTTTTTAGCAAAGTCTGTTAAAGCATTTACAATTTGTTTTCTTACTTTAGGATTAAAGTTATAAATAGCAGAGCCCAAAATATTATTAATTAATGTTTTAGATTTTGTTAGTTTAACTTGCTTATCACCTAATATTTCTTCTATAAACTGTTTGCTAAAAAAGGTATTGGCATCTGCGTTTTTTACACCTTTAAGAAAACTATTGTTGCTTCCTAAATCTTTAGCAAGATTTTTTTTCATTTCTACAGGGTTATTATATTTTTTAGCGTTTTTTAAAATCCATTTTTCAGCTGCTTCAAAATCAGCTTTATTAGTTTTAAGATTTTTAACGTTTTTTAAATATTCTTTATAAGAAACACCTCCTTGTTTAATTCTAGCACCTTTTTGTCCTGTGCCTGTAATTCTATCAGCAGCGTCCATAATTCTTCTATAAAAAGGATGGTCTGATGTTATATCAGCCCATGTTTTACCAGGTACAAGGTCTTTAGTAACTTTATTTAAAGCGTTAAGTCTTTCTTTAGAAAGTTTATCTCTAGGTGTTAATTTGGTAAAATAATTTTTATTAGCCTTAATTATTCTTTCCATAGCACCTTTAGAAATTTTATACTGATTAGCTATTTTTTCTACGGTGAAACCTTTTGATCTTAATTTTTTAACGTCATCAAGATCAATTTTATCTACTACGGCTTGAGACATACCATAAGGTTTTACGATTCCTGCTTTTTCAAAACCTATTCTACCACCGTCAGCTAAACCTAACATCTGTTTAACTTCATCAGGGTTTTCTAATCCAGGTGCAGCTCTTTCAAAGTTTTCTCTTTTTAATCTTTCTACTTCTTCTGGTGGTTTTCTTTTAGGTTTAATAAAACCACGGTCCGCGCTTA